TCGTCGGCAGCGTCAGATGTGTATAAGAGACAGCTGTATATCCTACTATCTCCTCTGGTAAGACTACCAAAGTTATTATCATTTCTACGCCTAACGGCATGAATATGTTTTATAAACTTTGGCATGATGCTGAGCGTGGAAAGAATAGTTACAAACCTCTAGAAGTCCATTGGTCGCAAGTCCCAGGAAGGGATGCTGCATGGAAAGAGCAAACAATTGCTAACACATCTCAGAGACAGTTTACACAAGAATTTGAATGTGAATTCCTAGGGTCTGTTGATACTCTCATTGCTGCATCCAAACTTCGCACGATGGTGTATGAAGACCCCATCGCTGATAACAGTAAGGGTTTGATGGTATATGAGAATGCCGACCCAGAAAAAGATTATATCATGACTGTCGATGTTTCCCGCGGAACTGACAATGATTACTCCGCTTTTATTGTATTCGATATCACCACACTACCGTGGCGTATTGTAGCAAAGTATCGAAACAGGTCAATTAAACCAATTCTATTCCCTAGTATTGTAGACCAAGTAGGAAAGAATTATAACGACGCATACATCTTAATTGAAGTCAATGACATTGGTGAGCAAGTAGGTAACATCCTCCACTATGACTTGGAGTATCCTAACATCCTCATGTGTGCAATGCGAGGAAGAGCAGGTCAAGTTGTAGGTCAGGGATTCTCTGGTGCCAAGTCACAACTTGGTCTTAAGATGTCTAAGGTTACCAAGAAAGTAGGATGCTCTAATCTCAAGACTCTGATTGAGGATGACAAACTTCTCATCAATGATTACGAAATTATTGCAGAGTTGACAACATTCATTCAAAAGAATCAATCGTTTGAAGCAGACGAAGGTCATCATGATGACTTGGTAATGTGTCTAGTCTTGTTTGCTTGGTTGGCAGTCCAACCATACTTCAGGGAGATGACAGACAACGATGTCCGTAAGCGTATCTACGAAGAGCAGGCAAATCAAATCGAGCAAGACATGTCTCCTTTCGGATTTATTCTCAATGGTGTTGATGATGAAGAAGCAACTTATGTTGACACAGATGGTGAGGTATGGCACCTAGATGAGTATGGTGACAAAGCTGTTGATGTTTCTTATATGCTAGGTTTCTGATGGATTTTGACTCACAGTTAAAGTTAGAGCATCTACTTTTCAAAGAAAGAAGATGTAGGACATGTGGCGAAAGTAAAGATTTAGTCACAGAATTTTATCTGTATAGAAAATCAAAACCACATCTACCATCTTCATACGCATATGAATGTAAATTGTGTGCTACACAAAGAATAGTTGTGTCTAGGATAACAAATGCTATTTTTGACCGACATGAATATCCTGATTGGTAAAGAGTTCATGCGTCGTTCCTGCAAAAAATGACCATCTGAAATACTCATTTTCCTAAATATTTGTAGATTAAAAATGCTTCTACAAGGAGATAAACATGGCGGGTCAAGTATCACCTGGAATTGTATTAAGAGAGCGTGATTTAACCAATTCTGTTGCAGTGCCTTCTTTGGCAAATACTGCTGCGATTGTAGGTTCTTTCGAGAAAGGACCAGTTGGTGTTATTACTACAATTTCAACAGAACAAGAATTTATTAATACTTTTGGTAAACCAAACGATTCCAACTTTGAAGATTGGTATGTAGCATCCACCTTCTTAGGTTATGGTGGTACTTTGAGAGTTGTAAGAGTTGAATCTTCCAACTTAGCAAACGCAGAAGATAGCGGCACTGGAGTCCTCATCAAATCTGATGATGACCAGGCAGCACAGGCAGGCACAACAACCTACCACTTCGCTGCTCGCACTGCAGGCACCCTAGGCAACTCACTTAAGGTTTCTACTATTGACGGTAGCGCACAATCTTATGCTACAACAGCATACCATGGCACTGCACTCTGGTCTTCACTAGCACCAGCGCCTGCATCTGCTGACATCACTCACGTTGCAGTTATCGACGAAGATGGCGCAATCAGTGGCGTAGCTGGCACACTTCTAGAGACATTCCTTTATGTTTCCAGAGACGCAGCAGCGGTAGACGGTGAAGGTGCTTCTGCATACCTCCCAACTGTTGTCAACAGAAAGTCTAGATACGTTTATGCTGATGACCTCCCTGCTGCTGGCGGTGAGTCACTCTCACTATCTGGTGGTGTTGATGACTATGCAGTTGGCATTTCTGGTGTCCAAGATGCTCTAAATCTTTTCACCGACGTAGAAAACATCACCATCGATTTCATTCTTGCTGGTGGCAGCATTAGATCTGGTGCTCAACCTGGCTCTGATACCGTCACTAAGCAACTCAAGGCAATTGAAATTGCTGATACCAGAAAAGATTGTATTGCATTCTGCTCACCTTATGGTACTGGTTTCGTTGGTCTTTCTGATGTTACTGCACAGAAAGATGCAATTGTTTCTCACTTCAGCACATTCCCAAGCAGCTCTTATGCTGTCCTAGATAGCGGTTACAAGTATATCTACGACCGCTTCAACGATAAGTATCGTTACATTCCTTGCAACGGTGACGTTGCTGGTCTCTGTGTCCAAACTTCACTCAATGCTGAAGATTGGTATTCACCTGCTGGTCTCCAGAGAGGTAACCTCAGAGGTGCAATTAAACTTGCATATACTCCAACTAAAGCACATAGAGACGAGTTATACCTCGGTAGAATTAATCCTATTACTTCTTTCCCTGGTCAAGGTATTGTCCTCTTCGGAGACAAGACTGCACAAACAACTCCAAGTGCATTCGATAGAATCAACGTCCGTCGTCTCTTCCTCAACATTGAGAGAAGAGTCCAAGCAGCGGCACGCGGTGTACTCTTTGAATTAAATGACACTACAACCAGAGGGTCATTCTTCTCCACCGTAAATTCTTACATGGCAGAAGTACAAGCAAAGAGAGGTGTTACTGACTTCCTAGTTGTTTGCGACGAAACAAATAACACTCCTGATGTTATTGACAGAAATGAGTTTGTTGCTGACATCTATTTGAAGCCAGCAAGGTCGATTAACTACATCACCCTTACTTTCGTTGCAACGAAGTCAGGTGTTTCCTTCCAGGAAGTAACTGGTCAAGTTTGATATTTTATTAACTAATTAACGTAAGAGGATAACAACAATGGCTGTAACAAGCAACATCAAATCATTCTTAAACACCGTACAACAAGGTGTTAAGAGTAATCTATTTCTATGTGAGTTTCAATTCCCATCAGAATTAGGTAGTGAGGCACCAACACTTGACACAGTAAACATGCTATGCAAGTCTGCTGCACTTCCTGCTTCTAACTTGGGTGTAATCGAAGTCCCATTCCGTGGTCGCACAGTTAAGATTGCTGGTGACCGCACCTTCGATACATGGACTGTAACCGTCATCAACGACAGAAACTTTGAAATCCGTCACGGATTTGAAAGATGGATGGAAGCGATGAATCGTCACGAAGGTAACACTGCTGCTACTTGGATTCCCGATGAGAGCAACACTGGTTTCCTCAAGGACCTTACAGTTAAGCAACTCGAAAGAGACTCATCCGATGCAGGTTCTGTCCTAAGAACCTACACCCTAATCGGTGCATTCCCAACCAACGTTTCTCAGATTGACGTTGCTTATGATAGCAACGACCAGATTGAGGACTTCACTGTTGAATTCCAACTCCAGTATTGGACTGCAACTAAGGGCACTGCTTCTGGTGTCAAGGGTGGCGATATTAAACTCTGATAAATAAAGTATCAGTGGTGATATTCTAAAAAATGAGTCAACTTTTCGGATTTTCAATCAATGGGGCTGTCTCCAAACCCAAGGGACAGTCCCCGATTCCTCCGCAACAGGACGATGGAGTAGCTACCGTAGCAGGTGGCTACTTCGGTCATTATGTGGATATCGAAGGCACAGCGCGTAATGAGTTTGACCTCATTAGGCGCTATCGTGATATGGCGCTACATCCAGAAGTTGATACTGCAATTGATGAGATTGTAAACGAAGCAATCGTTAGTAACTGTCTCTTATACACATCTCCGAGCCCACGAGACGTAGAGGAATCTCGTATGCCGTCTTCTGCTTG